GCCGCCGTAACTTTCGCCATCTCCTCCTCGTCCATCAAAATAGGCGTTGCAAAGCAGAAACATTGGGCATGCCATCCGTCGAATACGAAATCCTTTGGGTAGTCGCCTTGAAGTTTATCGCAAATATCCGGTCGGGGGTGGTTCTTCGATAGCTGGATGCGCTGACCGAGGACGAAATCCATCTGCTGCCACCGCTCATTGTCGGCGCGGCGGTAGGCGATGTTTGTCTCTGACCTCGCAACGCGCATGGCATTCTTGGCCGAGGATTTGTAAACGCCCGATCCGGTTTTGTAGTCGCTACGGTCGTAGTCGATCCATCGGTATTTGCCCGTTTTCTCGTCCTTGATGCGCTTTTTCCACTTCCGCCCGTAGATAGGCTTGCCCTGCTCGTCTTCGCCTTTCTTGAAGCGGAAACGGCGGAACATCAGGTCGGGGTCGTTCAGGTATTGCCGGACTTTGCGGGATATGGATTGCGCCGAATCTCCCTCGCCGATGGCGACGGTCATGGCGATCTCCATTTCATCGCGGAGCTGCTGAACCGACTGCCATATCCGTTTTGAGAGATTGAGGCCGTTCTCCGTTCGGTTGGCGAAAGCATTCATCGCCGCCATATTGCGGTTGTTCCATGCGCTGAACTCCGGACTGGATAATACCTCTTTCCCAAAACATGAGGAAATGAGTTTATCGCATGCGTCGTTGGCCTTTTCCCATTCGAGCGTGATCCCCTTTTTGATAGCTGTCGTAGTCGTCGAATGCAGTTGCCGGAGCAATGCCTCGACTTTCTTTTGGATTCGCATATTATCCCCGTCGAAAGAGTACATGACCCCCTCGTCCAGCGTCGGTACGGATTTATTGAGAGCGAGGATTTCATTCACCGTTGCGGCGAATAGCTGCCTCACTTTCTCGGCGTAAGCCTCCGTGCGCTGGATGCGCTTGATGGTTTCCGCTTTCGGGTCGGGAGAATATGCCTTTTTTGCCATTTGCTACCTACTTCTTCTGCTTCTGTTGCTGCTTTTTCTTCGGATCATCTTCATCTCCGTTTTCATTATCGTCGGGGGCGTCGTCGCCATCCGATGCGGATTGCGGGCCTGCACCCTCGATGTCGCCGAATATCTGTTGCTGCTTCTGCGCCCGTTCCTCCTCTTCGGCTTTCAGACGCTCCATTTCGAGCTTCTTATCCTTGACGAGAGGGTTCAGTTCTACGCCGGTTTCGGTTGCCATGATACCGCCGTCGAGGCTCTTGATGATATTTTCGAGGGCTTCCGCGATGTCGTCCCCGAACGGTTCTTGGAACTCATGCCCGATTTTCAGATTCTCGCACTCGGTTTTCAGATGCACATCGAGGACGTTGCCGATGATGGCCGTGATGAGCGAAGAGGTGCGGGATAACAGCTCGTCGTGGGTTTCCTTGTGCTTGGCCGCCTTGATGTCGGCAAGCAACATCACCGTCCGCAGGGCCTTTCCCGATAGATTGCTCAACGATTTTAGCGTGTCGAGCGAAATATTCGGGGTGAACGACTTGGAAAGGATATGATTCTGCAACCATTCGATTTCCTGTTTCTTGCTTTCCGGCGCACTATCCCATGTCAGGTACTTCGCCGCCTTGTCCACGCCCTCGGAATCGTTCGTTACGAGCAGTTTCGCCGCCTCTTTCTTCTCCGGCAGGTTCTTGATGAGGTCGGCGGCCATGATAGCGATAGGATCGGCGAAATAGTCGTTTGTATCGGCAGAGCGCGATCCGATCAATTCCTCACGATGGATAAGCGGCTCGACGCCTT